AATACTGTATCAGAAGCTAAATTGCCTGAAATAGCACCTATTAAAATGCCAACTTCTATTGCAGACACTTCTTTAGGAGGTATAGATCTTTCAATGAAAGGTCTTGAAGAAGGTATTAAGAAAAAAGGTTCGATGATAAGTGAAGGATGGGAACAGAAAAAAGCATCTGCTCAAAATATTAAAGAAGATATAAGTGAAGGGATAGAAAAGAAAAAAACAGCATTTGGGGAAGGATGGGAAAACACTAAAAAAAGAGCAAAAGATACTTGGGAAAGAAGTGATTTAGGAAAAGGTCTAGGTGATGTTCAAGACTTTATTGAAAATCCAGCAAAGCAATTGGGATTAGGTGATTCGGGTGGTGGTCTTCCTGATTTGTCAGGTATGCTTCCGGGTGGTGAAGAACCGGGGGAACCTAAAGGAAAAGGAACAGCTACAGGTACTGGACTATCAGATCTTCAGAAATCTCAACTTGCCAAACGAAGACAAGGTTATGGTCGAAGACAGACTTTCCTTACATAACTAATAATGGACAACGAATCTAGTTCTCTATTTGAGACTCTAAACAAAGAACTGGCATCTGTTAAAGATGCTAGAAGAAATTGGGAAGAGCAATGGCAGAATATAGGTGATCTTATGTCTCCTAATAGGGGAGACTTTGTATCATTACGTTCTGTTGGAGAAAAAAGACGAGAAAAGATTTTTGACTCTACACCTTTACGTGCATTGACCCGATTTAGTTCTGGGATGCACAATCTTCTTACTCCTTCTGCACAACATTGGTTTGAAATACAACTGAAAGATCCTATTTTAAGTCAGGATAAAGATGTCCAGCTATGGTTGGAAGAAATTACGAGATTGGTAATGGAAGCATTCAACCGACCTCATAATAACTTTCATCCTAGTATGCACGAATACCTTCTAGACCTTGGAGCATTCGGTACTGGAGTTATGTATGTAAAGGATGTTCCAGCAGAAGGACCGCATTTTATGACGTTCCCTTTATATGACTGCTATCTTGCCAAGAATGAACTTGGACGAGTAGACACGATTTATAGGGTATACGAACATACGGCAAAAGAGCTTTTAGAAACTTGGGGTGAAAATGTTCCTGAAAAAGTTCTTAAAGCAAAAGAAAAGAATTCCATATACGACAAGTTTGCCTGCTGTCATGTAGTCAAACCTACTCATACATTTAAACAACCAGTACAGAACAGATTTCCTTGGACAAGCATTTACTTTATGCCCGATGAGAAGGAAGTTCTTAGTATTGGAGGTTTTAATGAATTCCCATTTGTGTGCAGTCGATGGGAAAGAAATTCTCTGGAAACTTATGGAAGAGGACCGGGGGGTGAAGCACTTGCTGATGTCAAGATGCTTAATGAGATGGAAAAGACCTACCTTAAAGCGTTACAGAAAATGGTAGATCCTCCACTCATGGTTCCAGATGATGGATTCATCAACCCTGTAAGAACAACTCCGGGCGGTTTGAATTATTATCGTTCTGGTTTAGGAAAAGACGAAAGAATCTTTCCTTTGCCAGCAATGCAACGCTTGGATTATGCAGAAAATAAAATGGGTCAGGTTCGTCAATCCATTGAAAAGGCATTTTACCTTGATATGATGGAATTGCCCGGACCTACAGCCCAAGATGGCGATGTTTTGAGGTTTACAGCAACAGAAGTTCAGGCAAGACAAAGGGATAGAATGCAAATTCTTGGACCTTTGATTTCCAGACAGGAAATAGAAATGCTTGGGCCTTTGATTGAAAGGACTGTAAATATCATGATGCAGAATAATATGCTCCCTCAACCTCCAGAAATAGTTTTAGAGCAGAAAGAATTTAAGATTGAGTATCGGAATCCTATATCCATTGCAATGCGTGGATACGAATTGAACAGTATATCTCAATTGATACAGTTCTTAGCACCAATGGCTCAAATAGATCCAACAGTAATGCAACGATTGGATGTTTCTAGAATTGCAGAATTAGGGGCTGAAATCCTGAGAACACCTCCATCTGTCATTAAAGACGAAGCACAGTTTAATGCAGAAATGGAAGCACAACAGCAACAGCAGGCATTAATGGCACAATTACAACAAGGCCAGATTGTTGCTGGAATTGATGAAACTTCCGCAAGCGCAGAAGCAAAACGAGCGCAGGCATCAGCATCTATTGCTGGAGGATAATGCTACTCAACAAGGAAAAACGAAGAAGAGCAACTTACAAAGAACTATTTGGAACGGAAGCAGGACAAGAAGTTCTTGAAGATTTATTAAAGTCGAACTATTTTTTTAATAGTACAGTAGGTGAAACACCCTACGAAACAGCTTTTAACGAGGGTCGTAGATCAGTTGTGTGTGCGATTCTTAATTATGTAACGCTTGATATTGATAAAATACAAGCACGATTAAAGGATAGTTATGAGCGAGGAAGCAGTAGCGACTTCGACAACTTCTGAATCAGGTCCAGTTGATGGTGGATATGGATCAGAAGCCGTAAGTCCGTCTTCTATTATTAGTGGTGGTAATATTGATACACCACCAGATTTAACTTTTAATCCACAGTATTTACCTGATGGATTAGCACAGGAGCCATCCCTACAGAACTTTGATTCTGTAGACAAGTTGGCTAAATCTTATACTCATCTTGTAAAAAAGATGGGAGTTCCTGCTGAACAGCTACTTCGGTTGCCACAAGCAGGAGAACCAATGGATGAGGTTTATAATGCTTTAGGTCGGCCTGATGATTTTGAAGGATATAACATTGATGGTTATGATCCTGAATCTACTGCTGAATTTAGAGAATTTGCTCATGGACTTGGACTAAACAACGATCAAGCCAGTGCTTTATATGATGCATATGTACAAACTGTTGCGAATGAACAATCGCAAGAACAGGAAGCATTTGATCAGTTTGAAGTAGAAAATACTCAAGCCCTTCAACAAGAATGGGGTGGATCTTTCGAAAAAAACGTGGAACTGGCTAGACGAGCATTCATGAATTTTGCTACTCCAGAAGCAGTAGAAATCATGGAGCAAACAGGATTGGGTAATCATCCAGAAATCCTAAAGGTATTTAGCAGAATAGGTGAGTTATTACAGGAAGATGCTGTTCTTCCCGGCACTAGCACTCCTATTCTTGGGGGTATGAACCCTGCTGTAGCCCAAGATACTATAAATAACAGGATGGCAGATCAGGAATTTCGTTCTGCATACTTGGATCAATATCATCCAAATCATGCAAGCGCAGTTCAGGAAATGACAAAACTGCATGGGTATCTAGGCTGATTTCGGACCCTTTGGGATAATCCGTAGCAATAATAACTTTTTAACGAAAGCGGAATTATGTCTGTACACGTAACTACTTCCTTTGTGAAGCAGTTTTCCGCAAACGTCCAACTTCTCGTCCAACAGATGGGAAGTAGGCTACGGAATACTGTTACATTGGAAACAGGTAAGATCGGTGAAGAAGTCTTCATGGATCGTATTGAATCAGTCGCCGCTCAAAGAGTAACATCTAGGCACGCTGATTCTCCTTTAATTAGCACACCACATGATCGAAGGAAAGTAACTCCTTCTGATTTTGATTGGGGTGATATGATAGATAATCCTGATAAACTCAGGATGTTAATTGATCCTGCTTCTGCTTACTCTGCAAATGCGGCGATGGCAATGGGTAGGGCAATGGATGAAACAATCATCAATGCATTAGTAGGAAGCGCATATGGAGATGCCTCAGATGGTACTTCTACTGCAAATACTGCTGTTGCGTTACCTGCTGGTCAAAAAGTAGCTATTAACGACATTAGTTATGACGTTGATGGAAACTCAGCAGGCAACTATGGATTGACTGTAGGTAAGTTAATAAATGCACGTAAAATCCTTGGTGCTAATGATGCTGATGATTACGATGTAAATGGTAATAGCAATTTGTTCTTGATTGTAAACTCTGCACAATTGAGTGGTTTGCTAAAATCTACTAAAGTAAATAGTGCTGATTTCAATGAAATCCGAGCATTAGTTGCAGGTGATTTAAGCCATTACATGGGTTTTAACATCATCCGGACTGAATTAATCCCAAGCAAAGGTGGAAATCATACTTCAGGTTCATTTACCTATGATCCTACTGCACAGGAAAATAGTGGTGATCCTGATCATTGTGTTGCCTTTCATCGTAGAGGAATTGGCCTCTGCATTTGGGAAGACATCGTAGCTAGAATTTCTGAACGACCCGACAAGCGGTTTAGCCAATACATCTATTACAGGATGACCATTGGTGCAACTCGCTTGGAAGAAAAGCGAGTCGTACAGATTTCCTGCCTTCAATAATTAAGAAAGGAGATCGAATATGGCTACAACTTACGGAAATAATAAGCGTAAGCAAATCGAGTCCATCACTAATCCGAGGACAATGTCTAATGTTGCGGAACAGGGTGGACGAATGCGTGTTATGTATGACACGTATGAAGCAGCAGGAGATGTTGCAAATGACAACTCAGGAAGTAACGGTACTGTTGTTGTTATTGGAACAATGCCTAAAGGTGCAAGAATCTGGAATGTCATGCTTCAAGCTGATGCTCTTGGTTCAAGTGTTACCTTGAGTGCTGGATACGCGGCTCATACTAACAGCGATACTGATGCTTCTGTTAGTATTGATTTAGTTGCATTTATCGCGGCTACAGCAATGAATACTGCAAAAAAAGTAATTCATTCTAGTTGGGGTCCACAGACTGCAACAAGTATTGATAATACAGGTTTTGAATGTGTTGATAAGAATGGAACTGACATCATTGTAGATATTGATGCGGCCCATGCTACTGGCACAATTAAGTCTGCTATTTTCTATACTATAGATTAATCAGCAAGGGGGCTTCGGCCCCCTAAAAGCCTATGACAACTGCTGTACAGATAGCGAATATTGCCCTAAACAATTTAGGGGATAAAAGAATATCTGCATTTACAGACAATACAGTTCAAGCATTTGCTGTAAAAAGTAGATTTACTGATGTAGTGAATTCTGTATTAAGGGCGCATCCTTGGAATTGTATGACCAAGCGATACAACTGTCCTAAGTTAGATACAGCTCCTATATTTCGTTACAATCATGCTTTTGATCTTCCAAATGATTCTTTAAGGATTTTATCTTTAAAAGAAGAAGAAGATTCTAATTATGATTGGAAAATAGAAGTAATTACTCATAATGCACAGGACCGATTAGCATTATTGACTGATTCTTCTACAGCAAACATCCGTTACATCAAAAAGTATTCAGGTAGCGAAAGTCATGACGATGATACAAACACGTTAACGCTATTTGACCCTATCTTGACACAAGCTTGTGGTTTAGCTCTTGGTAGTGAAGTTGCTATGGAGCTTACTGGCAGACAAGAATTAAGAGATATGCTTTTAGGTAAATATCAAACAATTTTGTCTGAAGCACGTAGTATTAACGGACAAGAAGGTACTGCCGATATTATTGAATCAAATGAATGGGTGGATTCCAGATTGAAATCAAGTTCAGGATGGTTCAGACCTTTTTCATCAGATACGGCTAACGGTGTTACTTAATGGCTCGATTAACAGCCACACAAACAAATTGGTTTGGTGGTCAGATTTCCGAGAAAGGTTTAGGAAATCAAGGTGACGAATTATATCCTTCCTCTTCTGCTAAATTAGAAAATTTAGTAGTCCAACCTTCAGGTGGTCTTGCTCGTAGGCCGGGAACTAAATTTGTAGCACGTACAGACGGAAACTCTTCATTAGGAAATGAAGCAAAAAGAGTACGTCTAGTTCCTTTTGTATTTGGTCATGAGAATGCAGACAACTATGTTCTAGAATTTGGTCAAGGTTATATAAAGTTTTATAAGAATGGTGC